TCAGTAACGTGCAGCCTCATAAAGGCGAACATTGCCCCAAGTAAACGAACCTGTCCCGTACCTTGTGTTGTCGAAGGTCAGCAGAACCTGCTTAGTTCCATACGGGAACACCATCGGGTGCGGTTGGGTATCGGCGCCTCCGCTTAGAGTCACGCCCAGCGCGCCGCGGTAGGTCATGGTGGTCGCGTCGTAAATCCTCGACGAGTTACCCGACCCCGCCGGCCCGCCAGCCATCACCCAGAACTGGTTGTTGTTCCAGAGCAGCTTGGTGCCTTCCCATCCGGTGTTTCCGCTATCCGCGCCGATCAACGTGAAGGTTGACCAGTCCGTCGTGGAGCACAGCGCGGCATAGAATGGGCTGCCGCTGAAGCTGGTGTTGGTCACCAGGGTGTAGGCAATCAGCCAGCGGCTGTTGGCCGCGTCGTAGGCTGCCATGGCGTCGTAAGCGCCTGGCTTCACACCCGTCTGCCCTGGCAAGGTGATCTGCGCAGCCGTCGTGACCAGGTTCGTCCCGGTAAGGATATCACCGCTGGTCAGTAGCGCGTGCAGGGTCTGTAGGGTCGAGTTGAACCCGTTGCCCCAGGTGCCGAGCAGCAGGCGCCGGTTGCCTCCAGGATAGCGGATGATGTGGCCAGCGTGGTCGTTGTAAATCTTGCCGTCGCGCTGGACCATAATCGCCGATTTCTGCGCGATGGCCTTGCTGGTGAGGTTGAGCTCGAAGACGCCGAAGTAACTGCCGAGCGGATCAGTGCCTCGCGCGTCGGCGCACGTTGCGGTGAACAGCACCACGTCAGAAGCTTGGTAGTACGGGGTGCCGTCTTCGTTGGTCACCAGCGTGATGTCCCGCAAGCCCACCGCGCCGAAGCGACCCGCCTTGAAGTTGGAGACCTCCCAGACCGAGTTGCCTGAGCCGTTGGCAGCCGTGAAGCCAGGTTTCCATCCGGTGAGGTTTCCGATTGTCCGGAAATCGTAGTTGCTGACGATGTTGAAGCTGGCCTTGTTCACCCATCCCGAGCCGGTGTCGATGAAGATGCACACCGACGTTCCGACCAGAGACATACCAAGCTTGAAGGACGCCGGAATCGTCATCGAAGTGCTGGTCACGAACGAGTTGCTGCCGCCGATCTTGACCTGGGTCCGGATGATGCTGTTGAGGCGGTCGACGCCGCAACTGACGAAGTTGTTGCCGTCCTTCACGATGCCGACGGTGACCCCGTCGTAGGACGTCCCCATCGTGACCGAGTTGAACTGCGCCTCGACCCACACCTGCGGGATCGACAGGGTGATGTCCGCCCGCGTCACCAGGTCGTTCTGGGACCCGGTGTGCGTGATCGTCATCTTTCCGCCAGAGACGGAGGTGGTGCCCGGCGTGCTCTCGGTGTACTTGGTGAACTGCCCGGTGTCGGCCGTGAAGTTCTCCGTCATGTCCACCAGCGCAGCCGGCAGCATGTCGGTGTAGTCGATGTTGTTGGTTTGCGTGAAGCTCAGTCCGACTGGAATCTGCTCACTATTGGGGTCGATGCCGAACCGGGTGTTCTGCGACGTGGACAACGTGCCGAGCTGGGTCGAGTTCAGCACGGATGGCCAGATGATGACCTCGCCGAAATACGCTGCCGGGTTGTTGCCGTAGCCGATCCACGCAGTCGGGCTGGCGGTACGGTCACCGGTGGCCAACGTGCCGGTGGCATCAGTCAGCCCGTCAACGTAGAGGGCGACGGCTCCAGTGCTGCTGACCCTGGTGCACACACCGGTGTGCGGCTTCAGGATAATACCCCGGCTGGTGGATAGCGAGTTGTCCGTGCCGCCCGAGAGACCTTCGCCGAGGCAGAGCTTATTGCCGTAGTTGCCGAAAGAGAAGTCGTTGACCACGCCGCTGGCTTCGCTGAACAGGAAGCCGTTCATGGTGTACCAGGAGCTGGCCGTGCCGCCGGCGTTACTCTGGGCGGTGTTGAACACCACGTCCGCCGTCCAGTCGAGCCGCATGGCACCAGTGTTGTCGAATTGCAGACCGTTGCCGCCGGTGAAGAACAGGGCTGGCGCGGAGCCGATCTTGTCGATCACGCCGGCGTTGACGATGCGCGGGCGCCGGGCAGCTGTGCCGATGTCGGTTGCATCTTTGGCCGATCCGCTCTGATCGTACCAAGTTTTAACCACAGCGTTACCTGAACCCACGAAGCTCAGCAACGCCGCCGTATCCAGCTCTCCACCGCTAGTGAATCCGATGTCCATCTCGCTCGAGTCCGAGCTGCGCACCACCCGGATCGCGGCTCCGGCATAGGCCGACCGCAGCTTGCGAAGCCCGTAGGCACGCACTGCGCCGGGGATTGCATCGAGAATGTAGGACACCGGCGGTGCTGCCCCACTGTAAATGAACGGGTTGACCATCATGCTCATGGCTTGTACCCGATCAGCGCGACCTTTAGTCCCTTCGCCGTGCCGTCGCCCACCTGGTCGATGTCGATGGTGATTTCGGCATCGTCAGCCAGAGCTGAGTCAGAAATCACGACGCCGGTTGCTGCGGTGGTAGAGGTCTTCTCAGTGTTGTCGATCGTCAACTTGGTGCTCAGGATCGATGCACCCCCTTCGTTGATGTCGACAGTGAATATTCCCCCAGAACCGTTTGCCGCCTGCGCTGTGGTGAGAGAGGCCCGAACTCCAGTGAGCGTGAACGCATATGGCATGCGGAATGTCACTTTGGCCGTGCCGGCGGTCAGCGCAGTGGTCTCATCAGAACAAGCGATCACGATTGACTGAGTGGTGCCGCTGCCAGCAGATCCTGGGTATGCCCCCCAGACACCACTCCGGAAACGCACCTGGATGTCCTCTCCCTCGACGTCTGCACGCCAGCCGCTACGCGGCACAGCAAACTGCCAGGCGCTTCCGTCCCACAAGGCTACATGGGTGTCATGCCCAGCCCATCCGCCTGTTGCGCCCGCAGCCACGATATGGGTATCGCCAGCAGTGGGCGAAACCGGCGGCGCGGTCAGATTGCGGTTCTTGACCGATAGGTGCACGCCAAACCGGCCGAGTTTCAGCAGGTTCGCGTCCATGCCGTCCTTCCAGCCGCTCTCGCCAAGCGCCCAGCCATACTGGAGCCCAAAGCGGTTTTCAGTCGATGCCGCCATTACGCAGCTCCTCCATAGAGTTCGCCGTAGTTGAAGCCATACCCCGAGCGGAGCACGGTGATGTCGTGGTGTTGCCAGCTGACCAGCCCATCGCGTTGAGACTCCAGCTCGAAGCGCAGCCGGCCATTCAGGCGGGACAGCCCGCCATCGGCAATCTCGTCCGCACTGGCGTAGGTGTAGGACGTCCCGGTCAGACCCGTCACCGTGCGGACCAGGACGTCTGCCTCGCTGTAGATCCGCAGGTTGTAGGTGGTACCCGCTTCCGGCCCAATGCCACCCATGGTGGTATCGAACAGTTTGTCCGCCTGCATCAGCCGGTCACGATGCACCCAGCTGACGGTTGCCTCCCCGGAGATCGAGGACGGGTATGCCTGGCCGTTGATCTCCACCTGAGCGGGCGGATACGGGCGGAACTGGCGCTGATCCATCACCAGCGACAGGAGCGTGGCGTCGGCCAGCAACTGCTCGTCGCTGCCAGTCCTAGTCAGCAGCTTCGCGGTGACGGACTCGCCGTCGACATACTCGCGGCCGTCGCTCGCGCCCCAGTCGCCGCAGAAGTAGATGCGGGTACCGGCAGCGGACTTCGCTGGGACGGTATCGGCACAGCCACGGCCGAAGCTGATAGTCCCGGCATCGAGGTCAAGCGCATCCACCCGAACGATCTCGGAGCCCCAGAGGGCCCAGGTGCCGACTTCCACGTTCTGCAGGCCATCGCCATCGCTGAAGGTGAAGGCGCTGCCCAGGAAGCCTGCGGCCTCATTGACCACCGCCGTCGGGCACCAGTCGCCGGTCCCGTTGTCGGCCAGGTCCTCGCCAGCGCCGGCGCTGTAGATTGAGTAGTTGATGCCGCCGTCGGCTTGCGTGGCCACCGTCACCAGGCCGCCAGCATCGTTTGGGAAGGCAGCCAGGTCAGCAGCGGACATCCGCGCAACCAGCTCGACATAGGGTGCCTCTGCCAGGAACTGATGTGGCGAGCTGACCGGCTTCGGGTCGGTGGACGGGGCTTCACCAGGCTGACCGGACACATACACGGCATCCGGGAAGGCAAAGACGTCCTGCACCACCTTGATGCGGCAGCGGCCGTCGACGTGGGTACCCGTATCGATGTCGCCGAGGATGCAGACCATGTCCGCGATCCCTTCCTCGGGTAGCTGCAGGCGAAGGTAGGTGCCTGGGCGGATGCGCCCCGACCGGCTGTTGGTGGTCAAGTTGAAGCGGCTGAGTGGCGATTTCGCCAACAGATCGCGCGCGGCGGTGCGCAGGGCCAGCGACTCGACTGCAATCTCGGGATACTTCTTGGTCTCGGGGATGACGCCGCCGGCGGCCATGATGCGACCGAGGCTCTTGACCGGAGGCGTGCTGCGATCCTGTTTCGACTCCGGGTCGAACCATTCCACAGTGACCTGGTTGACCGCCTCGCCAATCACTGCGGGCTCCTGGGAGAACTCCAGGACGTCATCCGAGCTGATGATTGGCAGGCTTTCCAGGTCGTAGTCACCGCGCACCAGGTCGATGTAGTACTGGCCGTCCACCCTGGACTGGGTCATCGAGCAGCCAGCCACGTCGCAGATGCGCTGCTGGAACTGCTCGATGTCTTCCTGGCCTGGGTCGTACATGGTGCAGAGCCCAAGTCCTTCCAGGGCGAAGCGATCAGCCGCAGCCCTGAAGCTCGCCTCGTTGATCAGACCAGTTGGCTCACCCTGCATGTCGTCGGCGGTGACGCTGTCGTAGAGGATGTGCGCAGGGTTCATACCGACCAGGGCCGAGATCCCACGCAGGCGCCAATCGAACCAGAACCAGTTACCAGCGCCCGAGTGGCGGTCCCAGCCACAGACCGCGATATGGTTCTCGCCAATGACGAAGGCACTGGTCGGGATTGCGACGTCGTAGTAGCGCCCGTTGGTGTCGCCGACCTGCAGGACCTGCACGCCATTCACATAAAGGATGCAGTCGTTGTCGACGAAGGCCTGAAAGCGGATCTCGGCCGGCAGCGCCTCGAAGGGGAAGCTGGCACGCATCCAGACCTTCTTGGCCTGGGGCACCACGGTAGCCGGCACGCTGGCGAAGTCATGACGACCAGGGTTGTCGGGCTCAATGTCGATCGGGAATTCTTTGTCGCCGAACGGAGGGCGACCGATCGCCCAACTGCTGTCGTCGAAGCTGGGCGAGGAGCGATTCACGGTGTCGGTGTTCGGCACGGCTAGCCAGCGCCAGTCCCGGTCGGCCGCAGAGAACACCTTCAGCTCGATCGCAGCCTTCTCCGGGTACCAGGGCGTGTCGTTGTCCCAGCCTTTCAGGATGCGGCGGATCTTGAAAGCGAGCGGCTTCGGGTACGGGTTCATCGCCCCATATCGGCCGCCACGCCATACGGCGGTGACCTTCCCCCGGTAGGCCGAGCCTGGGCCCAGCTTGGCCTCCAGGTAGTCGTTCGGAGCCTGGTCCGGCTCGCCGAACATCAGATCGAGGTCACCGTCCAGGCCGCCCTCGCTCTTCTTGCCGCCCCAGAGGTTGGCGGCGTTGACCCGAATACGCCCGCTGCTGGTCAGCAGCCCCTGCCAAGCCGTGCGATCGCCACCACGTAGTTCCAGGAAGGCATCGATCGGCCCTTTGACCAGACCGAAATGGCAGAGCAGTCGGTACCAATAGCCGACGGTCTGTTTCTTGCCGCCACTGCTCATTGACCACCCTCACACTGACGAGCCCACTCGACCAGCGCAACCGCGAGGGCATCGCCGGTATCCAGCAGCAGCTGCGCGTCGATGCCCTGGCGGAGAAACTCAGCCCAGTCGAGGCCGTGCGCGGCAAAGAACTCGCGGGACTTGCCAGCGCAAAAGCCAGGTTTCGGGCCATAGCCCGGAATGCTCCGCAGATGCTCGAGCGTGACGATCACTTCTTACCCCCTTTGCTCTTGATGGGATCGGTGCCGATCTTCTTGAAGCCGAGCATCTGCGCGTCATCGATCCAGACGGTGCCATAGACCTTGCGCAGCTTGCGGCCCTCCTCGGCGGTGGGCGTGGTGACTTCCTGCGGCTTTGGCTTCGCCGGCTTGGTACGCCCGATGGAGCTAAGGAGCGCGGAGACGACCAGGATCGCGATCTGTACCCACATCGTTCAGATCCTCACCACACCGGGTCGCCGCTATAGGGGTTCTTCACTGGCATGTACTTCTCGCCCCCGTAGTTGGGCTGGTTGTCGTAGTACCCGCAGTCATCCCAGGTCTGCGCGCAGCCGGGATAGGCGGTCACGGCCAGTCCCGGCGCCAAGTCGGCAGCGCCGAAGTCGACGACGATGCTGGTGCCGTTGTGCTGCTGGATCGTGCGGTACTCGACCAGGCCGTCTCCGATCGGCCACTCGATGAAGCCACCGGCCAGGCGGCGGTTGGCGACCAGGCCGAACTCACTGGCGGTCAGGGTTAGGCGGTCAACCGCCGTGAGCACTGCAGGCACGGCGTGCAGCGCGCGGTCGACGTTGCACTGACCCACGCCCTGGGAGTACAGCGTCAGCGGGCAGCCAATCTGCCAGCCGCGATCGGCGCCGGGGCGCTTGGCTCGGGTTGAGGACGGCTCGCAAGTCAGCTCCAGGGTCGCGCCGTTGAACTTCGGCGCGGTAACCCGGCCGATCCAGTCGACCAGGACATCGCTCTCACCAACGTGGCGGACGAAGCAGGTCACGGCGATCGCATCCGGCGAAGGGAACGGGCGCCAGTTGTCGGCGACCTCCAGCGAGCTGGGCAGAGTGACGGTGATGTTCAGCCGGGCCCGCTCACTGCCCTGGCGGATGGCGCTGCGCGTAATCGCGGTGTGCGAGTAGATGTCGTCGCCGAGTACTTCGTCCCGATCGGAGTTGGTGTGGAACCACTGCCGTGCCCCACGGGTGAAGCGGAAGAAGTACACCGGCTTGCCCTGGTCCCAGGACGCCTCGCGGGCCTCAGATGTCATCGTTGCGGACTCCGATGAAGGCGGTGGTGAGCCGGGTCAGGCCCTCGATGTCGGTGTCGTGCTGCAGCTCGGCGGTGTCGGAGGCCTTCTCGGCCAGGACCAGGAACGACACCTGGCGGATCTTCTGTCGCTGGACCAGCACGCCGAGGGCGCTGTCGATGGTCAGCAGCTCGCTGTCGCCGTTCTCCTGGGCGTTGGTGAGGCGGCGGTAGTAGACGGTGCCATCGAGCAGCTCGATGCGGATGTCGCGGCGGTTCGGTTGCATGCGGCCAAACACGGTGTAGCCGGCCCATTCCACGGTGATGTGAGTGGAGGCCGCCGCGATATCGTTGGTGACCTTCAGGTCGTTGTTCCAGGTCGGCACCCACAGCGTCTGCATGCGCCCGCGCAGCCCGTACAGCAGCGAGCGCAGCTCGTTGTTGGCCTCGACGCCAGAGGCCAACCAGGTGACCGACGCCTCACGGAAGGCCCGGCCACCCCAGTCGAACAGGGTGACAAGGCCGGTACCGACGTCGACCGTCTCCTGCAGGCGGCGGAAGGTCTGCTGCAGATCCTCGCCCTGGTCCGGGCGCAGCTCCAAGACTGGCACGCCGCGATAGGTCGCTGCAGGCAGTCCGGCCACCCAGTCGCACGGCTCGTCGATCAGCATCTGGACGGACCGGGAGCCCGACTCATCGGTCCAGGTCGTCTCCTGGGGTTGCTCGACCAGGTGCGCGCGGCGCAGTGGATACAGGCGCGTCCCGGCTGACCAGGTGCGACTGGTGGCGGCGGCGAGCACCAGGGCGCCGTCGACTACATCTTCGACATCGAGGACGGCCCAATCATTGATCGCACGCCACAGCAGTGCCTTCCCGCCGGCACGGAAGTCGCGCCCGGCCGAGGCGCAGTTGATGGTTGTAGCCCCGCTGGCCAGTGGCGCACCGAGCAGCTGCACGTCGTGCCAGATCGGCAGCAGCCAGTACCGGCCGCCGGCATCGTTGAGCATGGCGTCGGCTACCCGGCGCCCCTGCTCGTCGTTGATGACCGAGAACTCGATGACGCGGCGCGGCGCCTGGCGCAGCTCGCTCTTCTGCGCTTTGCCATTGCGGGCCGGCAGGTAGCGGGTGAGCCAGTCCAGGGTTTCCCTGACGCCATCGGCCCAGTCCGGCGGAACCGGCCAGATCGGAGTTGCACCCGTTGCGAAGCTCACGACAGCAGCTCCTTCACGGCGGACGGGTTGTTCCCAATGATGTTGAGGATGGCCTTCTCGAATGCTGGGGTTTCAGCCTGACGCCGCACGGCGTCTTCCGGGTCCTGGGCATTGATGATGCGCAGACGGTTGGTGACATTGGCCGAGAAGTTCGCCGACGGATCTGCAGCGCGGCCGCCCGGAAGCGTCGGCGCCGGCATCGCCGGGGCCGGAATACCAGCCAGGCCGCCGGTGGCGTGGTGGTAGACCTGGCCCCAGTCGGCCAGGGCCGACATGCCTCGGGAGTTGAGGTCCTGGAGGAATGGAAGCGCGCCAGGCTGGCGTACAACGGCCGCGCGGGTGACGAATTCCCAGTTGGAGAGCTTGGCGTTGATCGAGTCGCTGGTATCGGTGCCTGGCCCTCGGATGTGTCCACCAGTGGCGACCATGACTGCCGCAGCACCGGCGCCGCCGAACATCGAGGAGAAGAACGAACCGCCGGCGGCGCCCCCACCGAACAGGCCACCCAGACTGCTGAACAGGCTGCTGAAGAGATCCGCGCCCCCGCTGAAGACCGAGGACAGTGCATCGCCAAAGATGCTGCTGCCCTGGCTGGAGGCAGAGGTGATCGCATCGCCCATCGCGGCCGCGCCTTCGGCCGAGGCCGAGCCGATGGCATCAGCGGAGTCCGCTGCAGCGTCCGCGCCTGGCCAACTGACAACGTTCGCCCCCACCGCGCCACCGGATGCCGCCGCAAGCTCTGCAGCAGCAGCCGAAATCGCGGCCGCGCCGTTGACCAGGGAGGCACCAGCCATCCCCAGCTCGGCCGCAGAGGTCGAAACCGCAGCCGCGCCCACTGTGATGCTGGCACCGGAACTCTCTTCCGTCCCACCAGGCAGCACGCCCTTGATTCCCTGCAGAGCCTGCGCTTCCAAGTCACGCACAGCGATTCGGGCCAGGTCGGCCGAGACGGTCCGCAAGAGGTCATCGATCGACGCCTTCCCAGTGACCACCGCGTTGACGATGGCATCCTCAACGCCGTTGAAGGCATCGCTGAAGAGCTGGTAGGTCTGACCGGCTGCGTTGTTGGCCGAGTCGATGTAGTCATCGAATGCCGACTTGGCCCCGTTGGTCCAGTCGGCCTGCGCGGCCTGCAGCTCGGCATAGTTGCTGCGCAGTTGCTGCGTCATCGCAGCGTGGTTGCTCTCCAGTGCCTGGACCTTGGCGTTGTACTCGTCCAGGCTCATGCCCCTGGCGCCGTCACCGTACTGGCTGGCCAGCTCCAGGCGCTGCTGCGCGAGGCGATCGTCCAGGTTGCTCTGCTGCTCGAAGAGGTTGCGCTGGTTCGCGCCCATGCCGACCGAGGCGGCCGCGCGAGCACCTTGCTGCACCAGGGCGTCGTACTGCTGCCGCAGGGCGTCGGTATAGGTCTTGACCGCCTGCGCTTCCTTTATAAGGCGCCCCTGCTCATTGGTGAGCAGGACAGACAGGTCGGAGTCAGCCTTCTTCTGTGCCTTGACCATGTCGCTGCGCGACTGGGCGATCTTCTGGTCCAGGTCGATGCGCTGCGAGGCGTTGGTGGTGCTCTTGTTCCGCAGCTCCTCCAAAGCAGCGATCTGCTGCTGGTAGGCGGCGGTGACCGCATCCTTCTCCTCGCGGATCAGGTCAGAGCGCTTGGCAACGTAGTCCGAATAGGAGAGCAGCCCGGCCTTCTGCTGCGCATCGAGGTTGGCCTGGGAGTTCTTGAAGTCGGCCTGCAGCTGCTCCAGCTGGTTCTTCGCCGCGGTGACATCGGTGTTGTCCAGGTGCGTGGTGGGAGTCTTGGGCTGCTTGGGATCCTTGTACTTCTGATCAATCGCTTCCCGCGCCTTGGCGATGTTCTCCGGCTTGAGGCGGTCGTCTTCCGGATATGCCTTACGGATGGCTTCGAGATCACGATCAAGCTGTTTATTCAGCTTGTCCCGCTTCTCTTTGTTGGTTCGGACAGACTCAAGAAGCCCATCCATCGCTCCCTGTGCCTTCGTCGCCTGCTGCTCTGTCCGGGCGCGTTCACCTTCCTGCCTGGCCTTGGCATCGCGTGCCTCGATTTCCTGCTGAATAGGTGCAGCAAGGGCTGCGCGCTCCTCGTCGGTGAGGGTGGAGTTCTTGTACTGCTGATAGCCTTCCCAGGCCGCGCCCAGCGGACCAAGGACCGCACCATTTGCAGCAAGCTTCCCGAGGTCGAAGCTTTTGCCCTTGGCCAGAGACTGCAGGCGCTCCTCCGGCGACTCCGAGCGACCGACTCCCAGCATCTCGTCCCAGGCCGACTTGGCTCCGTCCTGGATCGCCTTCCAGCTCTTCTCAATGATCCCCAGGTTGTCGTTGATCTTGGCAGCGCGCTCGTCCATGGCCTTGCTGTAGGCATCCATGGCCGCCTGCGACGCGCCAAGGGCGTCACCTTCCTGGTAGAGCGCGGTGATCTGGGCATACACCGCCGCAGTCAGGAAGTGGTACTTGCTGTTGAGATCCTGGACTGCCTTCACGGGGTCGTCAGCGAGCTTGACGAACTCGGCCACCGTGTCGGAAACGGCCTTGCCCGTGGCGTCCTGCATCGCGATGGCAGTGGTGGCGACCTGCTGGAGCTGGTCGACCGTAAACTTGCCGGTGTTGTTGATCTCGGCGAGAGCAGCAACCGCTTCATGCTGGGTGCCGTTGACCTTCGCCAGTGAGGCCGCCATGCCCTGGAGCTGGCCGGCGCTGGTGCCCGCATAGTTGCCGGTCAGGATGATGCTTTCGTTGAGCTGGTCGGCCTCACCGCTGCCTTGCTTGTAGGCAAGCGCCAGGGCAACCGCCGCCGCGGCCGCCAGCGTGAAGACGATGGCCAAGCCACCGCCGGTGGTGTGCAGGAACGAAACGCCTTCCTTGGCGTTGTTGGTGGCCTCCGCGACGTTGTTGGTGGCCTCTGCCATGTCCGAAAGGCTCTCACCAGCCTGCGCCGAGCCCTTGGCGACTGCCACCTGTTCAGCAGCAAGGACTGCCAGTTCTTCGCCCAGCGAGGAAACGCCGTTGCCGCCGGCGAAAGTGATGCCGAAGAAGCTTTTGATCTGCTGGCCGAGGAGTTTCAGCGAGTTTCCGACGCCCCCGAAACTGTCCACGATCTGCCCGCCCTGCTGGATGGCGACCATCCAGAGCGGCATGCCGGTCGCCAGACTGGTGGCTACGTCGGCCAGCTGGGCAGGAAGTAGCTGGATGGCCTGGCGGTACTGGCCAGCAGTCATGCCGGCAGTGCGCATCGCTTCAGAGGACTCGGTCAGGCGGTTGCGCTGCTCCTGGAGCTTCCGGTTGTAGGAGTCGAAGCCGGCCTGATCGAGGACGCCGGAGTCCTTGAAGCTACGGAGCTGCTGCTCCATCTGGTTCAGGCGATTCAGCTCGCGCACGACGGGGTCGATCTGCCCCTGCAGGCGGGCCAGCGCCGCTTCCTGCTCTCTCGTCGCGGCCGCTGAGTCCTGCATGGCATCGGCCGATTCGCCCAGACGCGAGCGCATCTCCTGGACCTTGGCGTTGTAGATGTCGAAGCCTTCCGGATCCAGGATGCCGGCTGCTTTGAAGCCGCGCAGCTGCTCCTCCATCTGATCGAGGCGCCCCAGCTCGCGGACGACCGGGTCAATCTGACCGAGCAGCTTGGCGAGGGCGGCTTCCTGCTCTTCGAAAGCCTCCGCCGCGGCAGCCGCTTGCTCTGCCGCTTGCTGCTGCGCCACGGCCTGAGCAGCGAGCGCGCGCTCGGCGTTGTGGTACTCATTCATGGCGGCCGTCTGGGAGTCGGCCGATTCCTGCCAGTTGGCGTTGTTTGCCTTCAGCGACTCATCGAGGCGTTGATTGGTGGCAACTGCCCCCTGGATGGCGGCCTGCGCCTGCAGGCTGGCGGCAACCATCGCCTGGATCCGCTGGGCCTGCTGCTCGGCAGACTCACCGACCTGGCCCAGCTGCTGGCTCGCGCTCGCACCGGATACGCCAAGGTCATCGATGACCCGGCTTGTCTCAGCGAGCTTGCTGTTGGCCTGCTGCGCGCCCTCGCCGACGCCGACGATGGTTTCGCTCAAGGTCTCCAGGGCCTGGCTGCCTTGGGTGAGATCTGCGTGAACGCGCAGGGCGAGGTCGAGTTCTTTGCCGGACATGTCGAGCCACTTGGATAGGGATGGCTCGAATGTTTGCCTACTGGCTGCGGGAGGTATTCTGGAACGCGCGAAAACGCCCCAGGCCGTCAGGCCTGGAGCTTCTTCAGTTGTTGCGAGGCGTGGTCACCACCAGCGAATGCGTGGTTGATGTCGATCAGGTCCTCAGCGCGTTGCCGCTTGCGGCGCCGTAGCTCGGCGTCATGAAGGAGCAGGATCTGACGCTCGGTCATCAGACCGATGGTGGCGGGGGTTCCATATCCTCCGGCGATGAGGCAGGCATAGATGTCTGCCCAGCGGGCGCTTTTAGCTGCGCCACGAACCGCTCCTGCTGCAGGCGATCGGTTACCTCGCCCACAAAGAAAGGGCCGTTGACGATCCACCACACGTAGAGCAGCAGCTTGCCAGGACGTTGCGGCAGGCTGCGGATCCACGACTCGTCCACGTTTGCCGAAGTCGCCATCAGCGTGACGACCATGTCGTTGTGTTTGCCGAGCACGCCGATGACCGCTTCGAGTTCCGGTACGCCGGCACCCTTCATGATGACGTACAGGTCATCCAGGAAGGGTTGCATCAGCGGCCGAAGCCCCAGGCCCTCGACGAAGCCATACTCCCGAACCGTGATCTTGCGGCCCTCGATCTCCAGCTCACGGTTCGGATTCAGAACCTGAAGATCGTCCGCACCGGCCTTGGCGGCCGGAGCGGTCTTGGCGGGGCGATCTACCTTCTTGCCCACGGTCAGGCGGTCTTCTGAACGATGCGACCGAAGCCACCCAGCTCATCGTTGGCCGCGTTCAGCTCGTCGTAGAGCACGCTGCCAGTGAGCTGGAAGTTGCCGTAGTCCTCGTTGATGAAGGCCAGGTCGCTCACCGGGTCGAACTTGCAGCGGTAGAGCGTGACGATCACCGGCTCGTTGGTTTCGGTGTTGACGCCATCCAGGAGGATGTAGCGCTCCGGCGGCGGCGCAGTGAACATGGTGAAGGCTTCAGCCGCTGCGGTGGCATAGGCGGCCTTGATCGGCTGAGTCTTGCCGGTGACGTTGAGCAGCTCGATCAGGCCGGAGTTGGGGGACTCGACGCGGTAGTCGGTGCCAGCAACCAGGGTGGCCGGGGTCGGGTTGCTATCGGTCAGCACCACCGAGGACACGAAGTGGCCATCCAGCTTCACGAAGTCTCCTGCCACCAGGCCGGCTTCCAGCAGTTCACCCGTGACGGTGTCCGCGGCCAACGCCACCTGGGTTGCCCAGATCGCGGCGGCGATGTTCTTCGGCAGCCACTCGTCGAAGGTGATGTCAATCTGCGCGGTGGTGCCCTTCTGCAGGCGACCGTACTGCAGGCGCTTACCGGAGAAGGACTCGACCTTGTCGGTAGCACTGGTGGAGAGTTTCAGACTGCACGCCGGTACGTTGCCGGCCCAGACCGGGCGACTGAGGCTGCCATTGGCCAGGCGCTCACCCGACCAGACCTTGCCCTGGAACGAAAACAGCTGCGACATGGGTTACTCCTTGGCGGCCGCGGCCGCGTTCTGAGGGGTGCCGGCAATCTTCTTGTGCTGCAGGAGGAACTCTTTCTCGATCGGGTTCACCTCGATCTCATCGTCCTTCTGGAGCTTCTTACCAGCGTGTTTGTGGGGCGCGATGAGCTTTACCTTCTCCAGCTGCGGCTGCGCATCGCCCGAATTGGCGCCTTGGGTGTTCTTGGCGGGGGTGGTCATGGTTATCTCCCGATGGAGTGTTGAGTGGTGTAGATCTCGCCCCATAGGAGCGTGGTGTCGTCGGAGTCCAGCACCTTGCCGGTGACGAACTGGACGCCTCTAGCCAGGGGCAGGTCTGGCACCCAGCCCACCAGAGCGCCGCGCACCTGGTCGAGGATCGAACGCAGGTCATCGGCCGCATCGGCCAGCTGGTCGTATCGATAACTGCGAACAGCCAAGACAACGCCGAACAAGGCACCGACCCGCTGACGTGCCGCTCCGGTACTGTTGCCCGTGGGCTTGGGATCGCCAGTCTCCTCGGCCAGCAGCACGTAGGCGGCTGGAGTGGGGAAATCCCGGAGTTGCTTGACCGACTTGAAGTCCGCCTCGATCCCAACTTCGCGCAAGAGCGGAACGGATTCCTTCAGGCGCTGGATGACCAGGCGATGGTCGAAAGGCGCGTTGCTCACCGGAAGCTCCTCAGCTGTTCGCGGCTGAAGACGTTTTCATCGGCATCAAAACGCACGTCGGCCAAATCGGGGCTGGTAGCTATCGGATCCTGAGCGCCAAGGCTGAACGCCCCGTCTGCAACCATCTGCAGGAACTTCAGCGCGTCCTTGTAGTTGCGCAGGATCGCGTCCTTGTCGTCAGAGATGCGGTCCTTGTGCAGCAGGTAGCGGCCGATATCACGCACCCAGCCGGTCACCAGGCTGGGCACAGGGCTCAGCGGAAGGCCGTAGCCCCGTTTCACCAGGTAGCCATTCACGATGCTCTCAGCCTCGGTCATGGCTTCGGTGATTCGGTCCAGGACAAGATCAGCCCCCGCCACCTCTTCGGGCGTCCAAGTGCTGCGATCACCGCCGCGCAGCGAAGCATCCATCAGCGCGTAGTCGACGATCGGCAGGTGCTGGGAGCTGGCTACCTGTGCCAGCTCCTTCGCACCAGGACGTTCGGCGAGGTGGTCGAGGGTGATGTAGTCCATGGTCAGCTCACGTCCTTCCGCGGGAACCAGCAGTGCTCGACAACCAGGTTCGGGTCATTGACGAGCGCCTCGACCTGCTCATCGCTCAGCAAATCGAGAGCGATACCGTGACCTTCGCGAGTGAAACGATGGCCGGAACGACGGAAGCTCTCAGGTACCGAGCGGATGAACAACGCCTCGATCTCGTCTTCCGATGCACCGGTACCGGCCACAAGCTGCTGGGCAGCGCCAGATACCGGGCGAACGTCCTCGGTCGAAAGATCAAGGTGGGCGTCCTGCCCGGTTGTGCCCCTGGTGGTGTCCAGCTCCAGGGCGGCGCCCGTGACAGGCGCCTCGCTCGCGGTGGGTTGTACGAGATTGGTAGCGGTGGCCGGATCAATCGCAGCAAGGCCGGGCGTGCCAGCCGAGGCCGCGGGCGATACAGCCAGCGCGCCACCTTCCAGAGCTGCAGCAGCTGCTGCAGCGTCCGATGCACCCGCCGGCAGGCCTCCCTGCTGTTCGGCGGTCGCAGGGCCCGCCTTGGCGGCGGGCTTCTCTGCAGTTTTCTCTTGAGTTTTACGAGCCATGGCGCTGCCCTCGATCAGGCCAGCCACGGGGTGACGAGCACGTCCACCACGTCGCGGTTGATGTTGGTGGCGCCTGCGGCGTTCTTCTCGGCTTTCACCACTTCCAGGGCCTGGGCACGCATGGACGGCGGTACGACCAGGAGCTTGGGACTGATGCCCAGCACCTTGCCCTTGTCGCCCTTCATGCCCTGCATCGCCGCGTAGGCGTCGTTGAAGCTGTCGACGTCCAGGGCTTCCTTGGACGCATAGGCGAGCTGCCACAGGCCGTAGCCGGCATTGAGGCGGGCATCGACGCCGTAGACGTATTCCTTCCGCATGAACACGTTCTCGTCCTTCTCGCTGTCGAGGCTGACGAAGTTGTAGTTCTTACGCTTCTGCAGGATCAGCGGCTTCATGATCCGGGAGGTGTCGAGCAGGTACCAGGCTTGGCCAGAGCCACCCTGGAAGTTGCTGACGGAGCCCTCGCCACCGGCCAGCGTAGTCACCGGGTGGTCGGTATCGAAGAAGTACTGGCCGTCGTAGCAGGTAGTGGCGAAGCCGGCAGCCAGCAGCGCATACAGCAGAGTGGACGGGTGGTTGGCCGCGTCCTGGCCGAGCTGGCCCATCAGCGGAGTGAACAGGCCGTAGCTGTCGTCTTCGATGCTCTCGCGGCTGACACCGACGGTGTTCTCGAAGGTCTTGTTCTTGATGCTGTAGTCGTGCAACGCCAGGTTCTGGATCACACGATCGCCGATCCACTCGCGGAAGGCGGTGGTGCTGCCCAGCCAGCCGTACTGCTCGACCGAGTTCGAGGACGGCACCGTCAGCACGAACTGTTCGAAGTCGGGTTTGACGCCCGCGAAGGCGTTCTGGAACGAAGCGCGGTAACCGGTGAAGAGGTTACGCAGGTTCTGCTGGTTGATGATCATCTGAGTCCTACTCCTTAGATCTCGACCCAGACACCGCCGTCGTCCACATCGCGGACGACACCGGCAACCGAGCGGGTGTTGGTGGCGGAGGTCTTGGCGACCGTCTGGTCGTCGACGATGTAGCACTGGGTACCGATTTCGGCCCGAGTGATCTGGTCGGTCGACGCGCTGTTGGCGAACTGGAAGACGCCACGGCGGGTTTCGATGCGCTTCGCACCAGCAGCGCCGCCGGTGTTGTCGACCTGCTCCTGGGCTACTCCACGCACCTTGATGGTGGTCGAGGTGCTGCCCGGTACCGCGTTACCCGAAGCGTCGAGGCAGACCAGGCTGCCCGCGAAGATCTTCGCGGCGGCCGCCACCGGGTCGCTGAACTGGGTGCCGTCGCGGCGCGACGTGTTGCGATCTTTGGTCAGGGCCATGATGGTCAGGCCTCCTTCGCGGCCTTGAAGGCCTCATGGGTGATGTTCATGGCCGAGCAAACAGCCATCTCGTCCGCGGTGAGGCCGGTCTTGTCGTCAACCACCGGCGGCTCACCATTGGTTTGCGATCCACGCAGAGCGGGAATCGGTTTGGCCGTGCCGAGATAGGCCGTGAGCGAGGCGCGGTTGGATTTGCCCAGCTCGCGCGCCCAGGGCTCCATGCTCTTGTGCAGACGGCCATCGTCCAGAGCGGCTTTGATCTCGCCGTCCAGGTCCTTGTCGTCACGCTCACCGATGCGAGCGGTCAGGGCAGCAATCTCTCCCTTCAGTTGATCGACGACGGCGACCGGGACGTGCGTGGCCGGATCTACGGAGGTAGCGGCTTTGGCTTTCAGGCCAGTGCAAGCGGCGACCATCGCGCTGCAGGCTGCGGTGTCATCGACACCCAACTGCTTGCGCAGCGAACCCAGGTCAGTTTTGTGGGCGGTGAGCGCGGCGACGGCCTGCTCTTCAGTGGTGTTCTCGGCCAGGCCGAGGTCGGCAAGCACCGCAAGCAGCAGTGGATTCACGAGCGTTTCCTCGTTGGGTTGATCGAAGTTCAGTTGGAAGGTGGCGGCGGCGCGCTCGCTGAGTGCTTGCATGCCATCTACCGCCGGGTTGTTGGTGAGTGCCCCCATCTGGAGATCAAGGACTGCACCGGTCACCAGGTCGAACTGGAAAACGGGGCTGAAGTAGCGGTACTCGCCCTCAGCGATGTACTGCTTGGCGCGGGCGGTCAGTTCGGCCGTGGCGAACAGGCCTTCGCCCTCACGCCACTCCAGGGAACGGATGAACGCGGCAGCCGGTGCAGGCTGGCCGTTCTCTTCCTTCCAAAGGGTCTGGTGCTCGTAGTCGATCACCGGCGGGGTCTTCTTCGCGTTGAAGCGCTGAATCACTGAAGTGGCCAGCGCCTGGTCGATGTACCAGGACGGGACCTTCATCTCCCGACCGTCCCGCGGCTTGAAGTGCCCTGCAGGAGTCACCTGGAGAGTGATGAGATTGCCCTCAGAGGGCGCCTGCAGGTCGAAACTGCAGGCGGCGAGAGCGATGGCGGTGGGGAGCGCTGATTTCTTCATGGCGCAACTCTGGCGCCGGGTAGCTCAGCTGTATTTTGGAAGGTGCGAAAATCGCGAGGGATGGGTTGGACGGGGAAACGGAGCAATCTCGCCTGCGACTCAACACGGAAAAGCGGCAGGGCGGATTTATAAACGCTGTAGGTGCGCCGATTGGCTACTGACGTGAACCACGGCAGCCAGAAAGGCCCTCAGGGGCCTCTCTGGGGCGTTCAGGAGCCGAAGCCGGAAAATGCCTTGTCGAGGTGCTTGTGAGCGATGGCGAGCAGCTCGTCGTCGTCTTCGGGGCTGGTACCGAGCCAAGGGCGTGCCGGTATCTTGATGGTATAGGGCCCCAAGGACACCCACTGAGCAAAGTTGGCCTTCTGCTTACTAACGAAGTTCCGAGAAACCTCATTGGTCTTGGAGTCGTGACGGAAGTAAGCCTGTTGGCTGCGGGCCGCGATCTGGATCTCACCGCCGAAGTGGTGGATGGCGGCATAGGGACGGTTCGAGCCCACCAGCAACTCGTTCTCACTGGATTGATAGCGAAGCTCGTTCCTCAGGTAGCCATCGAGCACCAGGATCTTGTCCTGATTCTTCTTCTTGCGCTTCAGGTAGGCCGGCGAAAGTGCCTGCCAAGGCGTTCCGTCTGGTGCGGTCTTGGTCTCGAATCGAACGTCCAGGGCGAAGCGCATGTATTCGCCCATGTCCTTGAACATCGGGGCGGGGTTCTGCAGCAGGTCGACGGCCGACTGCAGAGACTGCATGACGCGAGCACTATCGAACTCTATGGTAATCCCGCTCATCGTCACTCCTCTCGGTAGAGCAGCACACCCTGGCGATACTGCTCGATCGCTCGGAGGCTCTCCGGTGTGTTGCTGGTGCTGGTGGCCCAGCCGTTGGCATCCGACTCAACAACCACCTGGACGGGTGCATCCTCGCCTTCGACCTGGAAGCTCGCCAGGTACCGCCGGCGGACTACGGCCTTGCGCAGGGCCTCGATCCACTCCAGCCGAACCCAGACCTCTGCTGGCTGCTGGAGTGCCTCAGACACCAACAGCAGCCACTTCTTCTCCAGGTCGGGCTGGCGGATCACCAGCTCGCCATCGGCGGAGGCATCGAACATCTCCTTGCCGATCACCATGGCCTCGCCACCCACGCCCCGGAAAACTGCAGGCTGCTCCAGCGTTGCGCCGAAGGGCCGCAGGAAGCGTTTGATCGCATCGGTGTCGAGTATGTCCTCGTCCAGGATCTGGCTGGCCGGCACCGGACGAGGTGCAGGCAGAGGATCTGACGCGGGGCGTGTCGGCAGCCCAGGCGTGGGCGGCGTGGGCCCTTCATCACGAGGTTGGGGGACGGCACTGTCCAGCCTGGCCTGTCCCGGCATGTACTCGAACCCTGGATCGATGCCCTCTGGTACCTCGACGACACGGGGCCCGTCCGGGCTGTTCTGGCCAATGGTGCGGGTCTGCCAGACGATCGGCGGCGCCTCATCCGGGCCTTTCTTGCCCATGCGAGCCAGATCGTCATCGCTAAGGGCGCGGACGCTGCACTGACAGCCCCAGGCATTGATGGGGAAGTGGTACTGCCACCAGGGATCATCCCAGCGCAGGATCAGGCCATTCCAAGCCTCATGCTCCGGCCGTGGGTGCTCGACCGCATCACTGTGCAGGTACTGCCAGTAAGGACGGTCTTCGCGCACGGCCATCAGCTGCTCGTAGCGCCCGGCCATGTAGCTGCTGCGCATGTTGGTCTCGTAGATCACGCGGCTGCGCCAGTTGCGCCCGCCCCGATAGCTCCAGCCGTACTTCGCAACAATGCGGTCGAAGTCCTTGCGGAAGTCTTCGAGGGTGACCCCATCGACGATCGCCTTCTCGACTGCCTGGCGGAAGTCCTGCACCAGGTCGTCGCGGTTGGCGCCCGCGACGACGAAGGCATAGTCATGTTCGCGGGTGTAGATGTCCGTCCAGGCATTGGTCGGCAGGTTGAGCTTGCGCCGGAAGAACTGGTTCTGCTCGGCGAACTGCAGCGAGGTCGCTTTAAGCGCCACCTGCGACCTCCTGCAGGATATCCACACGTCCCTGCAGCGCAGCGGCGGCCAGTGCTTGGACCATGGCTGCTGCGTACTGGTCAAGGCTCATGTCCGGCAACAACTGCTCCAGGCCGTCGCGGATCTCATCCAGACTGGATGCGTTCTGCACCAGGGCGCGGATCTGATCGATCCACTGATCGGTGCTCGGACGCATTGCGTCGTCCAGCTGCTCCACCGCAGTCTTCGGCGCTGCGACCTGTGCGGTGGCCACCGCAGTGCCGGAAGCTGCTACAGATTCCGGCTGCGCTGCTGGATCCGCTGCTACGCCAAGCACTTCCTCGCCTTCGGCCGGTTCGGGGATAGCCAGCCGCTGCTGGGCCCAGGTGCGAGGAACCTTGAAGCCGATCTTCACCAATGCCGGCAGTGCAGTCGCATAGGCGGTCAGGTCCTCCGCCTCCTGGACGTCGAAGACCAAGCGCGGGCAGCGCCCCCAGCTATCGACCAGACCGTTCAGGGCCGCGATCGGATACACCAGGTCGCGGCTGAGCGACTTGGCCACCAGCTTGGCATCTGAGTCCCGCAGGTCCTTGCGTACCTCGTTGTGTACGTTGCCCAGGGCATTGGTCGACGTTTTGCCGTCGGCCTGGCTGGTCAGCGTTCCACCAAGGATGGCCTTGGACTCGGTGCGCTCGCACCACTCGATCATCAGCTGGAAGGCCGCAGGGTCGCCCGTGGCGGCATCGAGGAAATCCAACTCCATGCCGTTCGGAATGATCCCGGCGGCATTGTGACCGAGTGCCGCCAGGGCCCGGAGCAGCGTGAGCTTCTCCTTGTCGGTAGCCCCTGTCGGGTATTTGCCCACCCGCATGGGGATACCGTAGATCTCCAGGAATTCGGCCAGGTCGCCGACGCTGTAGTTCTTGAAGAGGTAGGGCCAGACCAGGACGCGGAACAGCGCTGCACGCTCCAGGTAACCGCTCTTGGCCTTGTGGACATGCGTGATCCAGCCGAAGGGCTGCAACGGAGTGCCATCCAGGGGGCCGCGCAAGCGGATCTCCTGACGGTTGCCGCGGGGCAGCTGAAACCAGGACTGGGGTCGATGGATGATCGCTTTGGGCAGCCAATTGCCGTCGATGCGCTCCCAGCCGTCGAACTCCTGACAGACAAACGCTTTGCCGATGGCATCGGTGGTGTCGAAGAGCACCTCTTCGAAGTCGTCCAGACCCTGCATCAGGCTGTACAGCGTGGCAGCGGCTTCCTTCTCCTTGGCCGTGGCGTTGTCCGGCGGAACGATGTCCCATTCCAGCTGTGCCACAGCGCGGCGGCGCTTGGACATATCGGCATGGATGTGGCCGTCCTTCTCCTCCATGTCCTCGAACAGCTCGTACTGGGAAACGATGTCGCCTTGCTCGGCGGCATCGAGGATCGCGGCTAGCTTCGAGGGCGTCAGGCCGCGCGAAGGGTGGCCAGCAACTTCCTGGTGAAGGCTGGTCAGATGGGCGGTCTGGGCTTCCTTCAGGTCAGCATCGGCCATGCTCTGCTGCCCAAAAATGCGCGCGATAGTGGCGCGCAGCGTCTGCATCACCATGCGGAAGGCTCCGGTAGTTCAATGTCGTTGTCGTGGTCCTGGACGTTGTCAAAGCCGCGGCTTTGGCGTGGTACCGCCGTGAAGGCGATCTCGCCGCCTTCCATGAAGCTGGCCCGTACGGCCATGACCAGGGAGATGGCGGCGTCGCCGTGGCGCTTGCCCTTGCCGCTGGCGGACTCCAGGTCCTTGGTGCGGCCCTTGTCGATCACCGGGATGCCTTTCTCGACCTTGATCGAAAGCAGGTCATCCAACTCGGACTGATGCCGCGGGATCTCCAGGTTGAAAGCCTCGAACTCGCCCTTGAGCTTCGGCATCCAGAGGGCGTACCAGGAGAGATTGAGCTGCACCTGGTCAACCATGCCTGCGCCGTACTTCAGCGCGGCCTGCTCCGCCAGATAGCCGCCGTTGCCGGTGGCGTCGAACGCCAGGCCACTGAGGCGCGGCAAGCGATCGCAGATGTAGAACATGATGTCGCGCTGGGCTTCATAGGTGAGGTTCCGCAGCTCGACCTGGAACGGCACACGCTTGCGCAGCGTTTGCGAGATCGCCAGAGGCGTGAAGACGGACAGGTCGCCACGGCGGGCGAAGTCTTCGCCAAAGGTGTGGCGATCCTGATCGCTGAGGCGGGCCAGCTCCGGTCGAAGGTTCTCTTCGCACCAGGTGCGGATCTCGGCCTCGCGCATCGCCGGGGACCAACTCTCGAAGCCGGCCGGCGCCTCGTATCGGTAGATACGGATCGAATGGTCCTGGACCATCGCCTGCTCGATGAGCACGCGCGACAGGTAGGCACCCCCGGATTTCTTCGGGACGCAACCGTATTCCTCGTCGGCCGATTCAATGTTGGGGGCGTTCTTGTACAGGCCGTCGCGCCACTTCTTCTCGGCTTCAGGCGACCAGGTCTGGCCGGTGACAAAGCAGATGCGCTTGTACAGGCCTTCGGCGATCGCATCGTCCAGGGTGATCCGGTGGACGCTGTAATCCTTCCGGCCTTCGCGGGCGTCCTGGATGTACTGGTTGAACGGGTTGTCCACGCCGTTGTGGGTGCTGATCAAGCGGACCTTGTTGCCCCACATGGTCAGCGCCAGGGCGGCCTTCAGCAGTTCTTCCAGAGACTCGTGGAAGCCGGCCTCGTCGATCACGACGTCGCCCTGCAGGCCACGCAGGTTGCTCGGGCGACTACTCAGCGCCTGAATCTTCCGGCCCGACTTCGGGAAGCGGATCATGTACGTGAGGATTTCCTCCTTCCTACCGTCATCCCAGAAGGTCTGCTCGTAGACGTCCGCCTCGGCCAGCTCGTTGAAAGCCCTGGCGAAGAGCGCGCAGGCGGCGATGTACTCCAGCGCCATCTCCTGCTTGCTGCCCACGTAGAAGGTGTTGCAGCCACCGCGGCTGCGGGGCTTCGCCGCGTTGATCACGTTGCGTCCCGCCTCGGCCCAGGTCAGGCCAGTTCGACGGGACTTCTCCGCGATCATGATCTGGCTCTCGTCCTCGAACCAGCGCTGCTGATATCCAAGGAAGACCGCGTCGTTGACCGGGATGGCGTCCGCGATGTCCTGGGGGACCTCAACGCCATGCAGCGCCATCTCTTCGGCGAGATCGATCTTCCGCGGCGCACTGGTGGCCTGGATGCCTTTGCCGAGATCCGCTGCGGTCGCGCGCATGGCCATGTCAGTTTTTCCCCAGAAGGATGCCGCGGATGCGGTTTTCGAGCTGCTCGCTCATGCCATCGCTGCCACGCATTTCCTCCAGGCGCTGTTCCTGCTCCTGGAGCAGCTTCTCGCGGGCATCGCGCTCGATCTGGCGGCGCTCTTCCATGCTGGCCTTGCGCGCCTGCAGAACGTCCTTCGCTGCCCTGGCGAGCTTGCGCACGTCGTCGACGGTGGTTTCCTCGTCGATCTGGGCACCCATCGCCGCGTGAGTTGTCAGGGTGGTGATGGACTGCACCATCAGGGCACCAGCTCGATCATCCGGGTTCTCACCCAGCTCCTCGACCAGCAGCCGGCCCATGGCCTGCTGTTCACGCAGCCGCTTGGTCATCTCGTCGAAGCTGACCTTGTAACGGCCGATCGCCGAACGGCTGGGCTTCTGCTCGCTCGGGAAGCTTGCCACCAGGTCGTCGATCAGCTCGTCCAGGGTGAGCCGGTTCTCGCGAAGGCGCCGCTCGATGTGTGAGCGGACGGCAGGGTCGAGCTTCTCGATGCTGGACTTGCGCCCCATGGTCAGGCCCCCGGACGCTTCACGCCGTCGACGCGAGCGCGACCGGCGGCGACGTCGGCACCACGCTCAGTGAGTTTCGCCACCAGTACCGCGCCGTTGCTGACGTCCTCGATCTTCACCAGCTGCTGTTCCTCCAGCCAGCGCAACTCACCCTTGACCTGGTCACGGCTGGGGTCGTGGCCCCATTGCCCCAGCACGGTGTGCAGCACCGAGCTGTTGGCCTGGTAGGTCGGCATTTCGGCCAGGATGCGGAGGATCACCAGGCGGCGGTCCTGGCTGATGAAGTCGGAGTAGGCGTTGGTCATGAGCGTCTCTCGCTGAGCAGGTAGTCATTGATGCGATCGACCGAGCGGGTCAAAGGGTCCAGCGCTTTGGCCAACCCCGACAGTTCGGCCTTGATGGCTTTCATGTCGCCGGCCAGCTCTGACAGCTGCTGGCTGTCCGGCAAATGGAGCATCTGCTGCTCCAGGGTGAGGAGTCGGTTGTCCTGGGATGACAGCCGATCCGTCAGCTGGTCGGCCTCGGCCTTTGTGCTGGATCGGCGTGCGGTGGCCAGCGTGTAGAGGCCTACCAGGGCGGTAAATGCGAACTGACCGGCGCGCAGCACGAAGTCCAGATCCATCAGCGAGTTTCCTTGTGGTGTACGTCCAGCAGCGCGTTCAGCTGCGCCAGGTTGGTGAGGGACCATTTCCCGTAGTCGCGGGCATGGGCCAGGATGTCAGCCGCGCTGACGCCGCTTTCCAGTAGCTCGGCGTCAGCGCCGGGGGCGGGCCAGGTCGCTTCTTCAGTGCCGGCGGGAGATCGGCAGGCTGCTGGGGCGGGCAGATCGGCGCCGAGGGCGCGGTTGTAGTCCCGCAGCCAGCCACAAGTGACAACGAAGCGAGGAGCAGGCACAGGGGCAGCACCTGGTGCCGGGCGGTATTGAGTCGAGACATGGGCGATGCGCTCCGAGAGCTGGTGCTGCAGGTTGTCGATTTGGTCCTGGGCGCCGAGGAATCGCTCCTCGGCCTGGTTGGCCCGTGCGACCTGTTGCTGGTACTGCTGGAGGCTGTCCTGGGCGGCCTTGGCGCGTTCGTCGGCATGCTGCTCACGCAGCTCGGCCAGCGCCTTGTCGCCGTCGGCCTTGGCCCTCTTGAACCCGTTGTCGTAGGACGACTGGCCGCTGACGACCATGGCTAGCGCGACGATGCCGCTGAACAGAAAGGGCCAGAACGCGCGAAGCCAACTAAGCACGGCCATGGTGTGCTCTCCGGCGCTTGTACTGGCGGGCTTTGCGCCTGGCCTTGGCCACACCTGACTTGCCGTGCCGATCGCGCGGGACCGGCGAGCAGTACAGCTCCTTGGCGGTGAGGAAGTTGGCAGAGGCGGCAACGAGCGCCATCGACGAGAAGGCCTGCGCCATCAGGCAGCCGAGGTACAGGCGCTTCATTCGGACACCTGCAGACGCACGTTCAAGTGAAAGCTTTGGCTGACGCCGGTGGCGAAGCCCTTACCGAGGGAAAGCCCCAATGCATACAGAACAATGGACAGAACAACGATGCGAAGGGCGTCCTTCAGCGCTGGCCCGATGGTCTCTTTCAGCCATTCCCGGAGCCAAAACCAACGGTGTGGAGAGCGCGCACGGAATTCGGCGCGGACTTCGGCAAACGGCGTCTTCATCTCGCTCATAGCACGTACCTCTCGGCGCATACGCCATTGCCCCATTCGCTGTAGAGGCGTTCGTAGCGCAGCAGGATCAGGCGGGGGTAATCGCGGTTCTCGCGAAAGTTCGAGGCCGAGCGCCCCGCATTGAAGCGCTCGACGGAATCAAACCAGGCCAGCTGATCGGCGCCGGAAGCCGAGGCCAGTCTGCGATCGCGGTTCACCCACCCCTGGCCGCCGTTGTAGGCAGACAGGACGAATCCCCAGCGATGGCACTCGCTGGTGGCCTGGTTACGGGCGTAGAGGTAGCGGTCGTAAGTCACCAGGGCGCGCAGCGCCCAGCCAGGGTTGAAGGGCTGGTTGGCCCCCAAGGCTGCGGGGTACAGGCCCGAAACCCATTCCGCAGTGCTTGGCATGAATTGCGACAAGCCCTGCGCACCGGCCGGCGAACGTGCATCAGCACGCCAGCGGCTCTCTTGATGTACTTGAGCAGCGAAGGTGGCGATCGGTGCATCCAGGCCCCACTCGGCGTGGGCAGCGCGGACGAGTGTGCGGCGGTACTGCTCGGCCTGCACCGGGATGGTGTCAGCGGCGAACCCGGCGGTACCGATGAGGGCCAGCGCCAACGCGCTACCAATAATCAGGACGCGCATGGTCAGAGCCCCAGCGTCATGCCGAGGACGACGGCGCCGACAATGATCGCGCGACGAATCCAGGCTCCAACGATGTGCATACCACCAATGCACTCATGCGGGCGTGCTTCGACCAGGAACAAGCTGCGGTCGGCCCAGTACCCGACGACGACTGCCAGGGTCACCAGTCCGGCCTTGTAGAGCACGACCAGGAGCTGCTCCGGCCGGATGGCGGCCAGGGCGAGGAACAGGAGAAGGGTAAGCACGGCCATCACCGTTTGGCGCGGGCCACGGCGGTAGATGGGTTTACGGCAGGATTGGGGCATGACGCTCTCCGCGTGGGTGGCCATCCTTGGCCTGGGTGAAGGTCCTTCCTGCAGGAGCAGGCAGGACGATCATCCCCACGCAAGCGCGATACGTATTTTGGAACAGGCGAAAAAACTTATAGCGAAGGCAGCAGGCAGGATTGTCCAGGCTAGAAGCCAATGGAGAAGAACATGTCTAGAGGCAGATCAAAGCGCGTGCAGCGCCAGATTCAACAAGCACTAGACCGCACGACTGAAGAGAGGAAATCTCGCATCCTGGAATACATGGAGCATCGCCTACGGGACAGGCCTGCAGAATTGGCAGAGTTGGAGCGGAGAGTCGAGCAGCAGCTCAAGCATCGGGCTTCCCACGAATCAAGCGAGGAGTCCAGCGAGGCGGCGGCGGCTCGTTGCCCTTCACAATCTGCAGCAGCCGATTCAGGGGAAAGTCGGTACCAACGCGCTTGCTATTGGCTAGCGCGTCTTTCAGCCTGGCTTCGAATCTAGCGCGATCAAGGTGACCAGACGCCAGGAGCGTCATGACCAAAAGCTCCTGAGTCTGGATCACGTCTTCGACCATGGACATCAGAAAGTCCAGGTCCTCATCCCTATCAGTCACTGCCCCATGAGCTCCCGGTACCGACGCTGATACTCCTCATACGACATCGGCGTGCGGCTCAGCTCTTCCAGCTGTGCCTCCTTCGTCGATGCCGAGGCTGATACGGGAGCAGAGGCAGTTGCGGGTGCGTAGGCGCGAGGTGCGGAGTACTGCTGGGGCGGCGTGCTGCTGGCATACGAGCAGCCCTGCTGCACCTTGGCGGAGCTGAGCTGCCCCATGCGTTTGTTGGCGCTCTCGATGGCTGCGTCCTTCTCCATCACGTTGCCGATGCCGAAGTCGCCCAGGAAGGACAACACTGAGCGGCCGTCGAACTCACTCTCTTCCTGGACATGCGCCAGAAAGCCCTGGACCTTGGCCTGCTCCAGATCGATCTCCCGGCAACTCATCGTCCGGCTCTCGAAGTCTGTTAAGTCAGGCTGGCGACCATAGTTCTTGGTGGAGCAGCCGGAGACGGTGAGACCGGCGAGCAGTAGTAGCGTGGCAATGCGAACTTCTTTGTTCATTGAACAAGTCCTTCCTTCATATTGGCTTGTAGTTGTTGGTATGGGCCAGGCGCCCCCTCCCCAGGATTGCCTGCCCCTAATCATCATTGGCCGCCTTTGCGGTCCTTCTTCGCACTGTCCCTGTGCGCCAAAGCACTCGCTGTGCTCTCTACCGCTCGCCGCCCCTCTTCGTCAGAGCCTCGGTAGTTGGCGAGCAAGACTTGCTCCCTGCGGTTAAGAGGCGGTCCTTCAGCGACCGGATTAGTCACCTCAGCCAAATCCTGCGTCGACGCACGATTTGGCTGCTGCCCAGTAAGCACAAACAAAATATCCCCACCGATTGCGGTGAAAGCCGACAGATAGGCGGCATCAGGCTGGCGTTCGCCTTTCTCATAGTTCCGCTGCGAACGCATGGTCACCCCGCACTTATCTGCCAGCTCCTGCTGGCTTAGGCCGAGACGCTCCCTTTCTGCGCGCAAACGCTCTCCCAAAAGAGGCACAAAAATTCCCCTGAACGAATTGACAAGGGAACATTCGTTCCCCATCATTCACCACACACCACAGCGATTACCCACGTCTAGCCACGAAGGAAAACGCCATGAACCCGTTGCCGAGCAGCCTATCCAGCAGGCCGATCTACATCCCTAAAGGCCTCAATCAATTGCTCAATGAACGCCGGGGCCCGCGGGCTGAGCGAGCAGTAGCTGTTGCAGTTCTTCAAGTGCTTCTAGCAGCGCTCGGCGATCCGAAGGTTGTAGAACTTCTTCGGACTGAGCCTGCACGCGTGAGCGGAACTCGCTCAGCAGGGAATGCCCATCCAGCACCCTTGCCTGATGTAGAGCCAGCAACAGATTGCTCACCAGGAAGCGGCTGACAAAGGCGCTTTCCCAGGCGAACTGAGCCTTATCGGATGCCGTAAAGACCTCCTCCTCCAACGCCTCCAGCGTCAGCGGAGGAAGTTCTGGAGTCAGCGATTTCCGCTCATCCGACATTAATCACCCCTTAGTTGTTTTCCGCAATTTACCACATGAGGACCGCCATGAAAGGCAACCGGAAAACCCCGAGCGCGGCCCCGCTGCCGTACCCGCAGACGCCCACTAGCGCCAACGAGTGGTTTATCCGTCACGGCGTTTGCAAAACCCACTGGGCTCGCGACATGGGCCTCGACCGCATGACCGTGGTTGACCTGCTCCGCGGCCGCTCCAAAGGCCTCCGCGGCGATGCCCATAAGGCCGCCGTGGCCCTAGGGCTGAAGGCCAACCCTGATACCGCCCACCACGCTGCATAAGGATCTCCGCCATGTCGCAGATTCCTACCGAATACATTGATCTAATCCCGCACCCGCTGGATGCCTGGCGCGCCGCCCTCGACGCAGTGATCGCCTGCGCCCCTGGTGATGCCATCGATGTCGCCTGGCATCTGGCCGACGCTCAGGTCCAGGTACGGTTGTCGCTCGATCGCAGCCCGGCGAGCGCCGGTGTCCGTCAACTGATCGATCGACTGATGCTGATCACGGCCGGACGTCTGATGGGTGAGCAACTGCAGGCCTCTACCAGTGCCGCTGAACCCCTGGTCCGCAAGGTAACCAATCGGCTCACCGTGGTGGTGAATGGCGTGGACCGCGACGTGTCGGCGCTGGCCGGCGTTCTGGTCGGGGACATCATCCGCCTCGATCCGAACAACCTGCCTCCAGTGCTCAATCTGGATCAGGGCTTTTCCCCGACTGGATTTGCCGTTCGATCTCCTCGCGACCAAGCCCTCGGGTATGCAGGTAGTTCCGCAGCAGTTGGTCAGCCAGGTACTCCATTTGCTCCAGAGCAACCGGATGCAGCTGCTGCATCGCTTCGGCACGCCTGCGAATCCTCGCCTGCAGCACCTGGCCGTCCAGAGCACCCTGCTGATTCAGCAGCGCTCCCAGCACCAGAAACGCCTCACCAAGGCCATCCAGCCGTGCTGCCAGCACCTCAATGTCCAGATCGGTCATGACCATGTCCTCGCTTGTGAATGTGTCTGAACAGGCTGGCCGATGGATGCAGCCGCTGCCAACTGATGGATCGGGAATTTGTTCGGACGACGACTATTGGGGCTTCTGGAGCGCCATCCGATGAGCCGCAGAAACTGGAAAACATGGGTGCCACGGTCACCGGTTGAAGCCATCCGCGGTTGCGTGGATGCGGCCCGCGAGCAACGCGGCCGCAGCATGGACCACCTGTCCTTCGACTACCTGGCTCTGAACAACGGTTCTAGCCTCTACAAGTGGCAGGCCGACGGCCGCCTGCCGCTCGCCCTGGTGCTGCCTTTGGAGCATGCCTGCGGCCAGCCGCTGATCACGCGGTACCTGGCTGCTGCCCACGGGAAGCTGCTGGTTGACATCCCCACCGGCCGCAGCAGCTCGCCCGAGGACATGGCGCGCCTGCAGCAGGTACTGCACGACGCCGCCGGTGCCTTGATGGCCTTCTACGGTGGCCGCAAGAGCGCCCATCAGACATTGGAGGCGATCCGCGCCGGATTGGAGTCTCTGGCCTGGCACCACGGCAATGTCATCCAGCACGACCACCCACAACTAGACCTTGGGAGCACCGAACATGAGTGAGGCCCTACGCATCCATGACGAGCGTTTTCTCGTTGGCAACCCGCGAAGCCCGGAATACAAGGCCGGAGCCTTATACATCCTCCGTCGTAAGGCCGGCGAGATTCCGCAGGCTGACTGCCCATATCGCATCGGCACCGCCCAGGCCGATGCCTGGTTCGCCGGTAGCTGGGAGGGGCATGACCTTTGGGCTGCTGCACAGCAAGCGAAGGCAGGCACTGCATGAGCGCCGCCAGCCGCCCTACCAGCAGCGCAGCGCGCGTCCTGCGCGTGCTCAAGGCGCTGCGCGGCCACACGCTGCGCGGCCTGTCCAACACCGAGCTGGCCCAGGCCCTGGGCGAGAGTCCGGCCAATATCACGCGCTACCTAGACGTGCTGATCGAGGAAGGCTTCGCCACCAGGCTCGATACGGGCCGCTTTGGACCGAGCATCGCACTGCTGCAGATCGCCCAGGCCCACTCCAACGAGATGGACTCGGCCCAGCAGCGCATCAACGAGATCAACCAACGTGTGCTGGCGGGAGCCAGCCTCTGACCAAAGGAGTAGGACATGGGACGCAAAGCTCAGCCGGCCGCTGAACTGGTGCAAGACGCACCACTGAACAACGAGGCTCTGGCCCTGGTGCAGAACGCCACCGCCCTGGCCTCGGACATGGGGGAAGAGCGTGACCTGGTGAACCAGCTGCTGGGCCAGGCTCAGATGGCCGATGCTTTCGCGCAATTTTCGCGAACCGTTCGCACTTCTAAGCTTGCCTACGTCAAGGAAAACAAGCTCTACAGGGCGCTAAAGGGGAAAACAACTGCGAACGGTTCGCAGTTTTCTGGAACCTGGGAAGAGTTCTGTGAATTGCTCGGGATGTCCCGCGACAAAGTCGAATTGGACATCGCCAATCTCCGCACCTTCGGCGAAGAAGCCCTGGAATCCATGTCCCGCATGGGCATCGGCTACCGCGAACTGCGCCAATGGCGCCGCCTGCCTGAAGACGCCCGCAGCGCTCTGGTCGAGGCGGCGAAACAGGGCAACAAGGACGCGGTGGAGTACCTGGCCGAGGAACTGATCGCCACCCACGCCAAGGAGAAGTCCGACCTGGAGAAGAAGGTCGATGATCTACAGGCGGACAACGAGGCCCTTGGCGAGCGCATTGCACGCAAGTCTCGCGAGCTGGATGACACCGCCCACGAGCTGGAGAAGACCCGGCGCCGCATCCAGACCATGAAGGCCGACGAGGCCGAAAAGGAGTTACGCGAGGAGGTCACTGCAGCGCACTTCGAAGCCGAGGTCGCGCTTTCCAGCACGCTGCGTCAGGCCTTTACGGTCCTTGCCGAGCACGCCGAGCAGACTGGAACCGATCATCGCACCTTCCAGGCGGGTCTCGTCCGCCAACTGGAAATGATGCTGCTCAGACTGCGTGAAGAGTTCCAACTACCGGACGGCGAAACGCCGAACGATGCCAGCGAGTTCGGCTGGATCCCTTCGCCGGCCGAGGGTTGAGCCATGAGCGCCGTGATCATCCACGCCCTCGTTGACTTGGAGCGCAAGCTGCGTGATGCCGACAACGGGCAGCGCACGGCGCTTATGCAGTCCGCCGCGCAACGACTTGGCCTATCTATCTCCACCCTGTATCGCAAACTGAAAGAGGTCACCGTGGACGCCTCTTCACGCAAACAGCGCTGCGATGCGGGTACCAGCTCACTGAATCGCTCGGAAGCGATGACTCTCAGCAGTGCCTTGATGGAAAGCGCCCGTCGTAATGAGAAGCGCCTGTATAGCGTGGAAGATGCCGTGACGGCGCTTCGGGCCAGCCGCATGATCCGCGCCGAGGTTATTGACGGGGCTACTGGCGAGATTCGCCTGCTGTCTATCAGCGCGATCTCCAGGGCGCTCTACAGCTACGGCCTGCACCCTGAACAGTTGCTTCAGGCAGCCCCCGTCACCGAGCTGGCCAGTCGGCACCCGAACCATGTTTGGCAGATCGATGCCTCGCTGTGTGTCCTTTATTACCTCAAGCCGGGCGCCGACACTCGCGGCAATGGGCTGCGCGTGATGGAGCATGACCAGTTCTATAAGAACAAGCCCAGGAACCTGGCTCGCATCGCCGCCAACCGCGTCTGGTCCTACGAGATCACCGACCACACCAGTGGCTGGATCTATGTGAAATACGTGATGGGCGCCGAGAGCGGCGAAAACCTGTGCGACGTCCTGATTGATGCCATGCAGGAGCGCGGCGGCAACGACATTCTGCACGGCGTGCCCATGATCTTGATGATGGACCCGGGCTCGGCCAACACCTCAGCCATGACTCGGAACCTCTGCCGAGCGCTGCGCATTCGCACTATCGTCCACAAGCCAGGTGCGGCCCGTGTCACGGGGCAGGTAGAGAACGCTCGTAACCTCATCGAACGCAAGTTAGAGGCAGGCCTGCGTTATCAGCCGGTTGCGGATCTGACCGAACTGAACACACAGGCCAAGATTTGGCGCGAGTGGTTCAACGCCACCAAGAAGCACTCCCGCCACGGGATGACCCGTTCGGCATCTTGGATGCGGATCCGCGAAGACGAACTGATCAAGGCCCCCAGCATTGACGTATGCCGTCAGTTGGCGATCGCAGAGCCCGAGAGCCGCAAGGTCACCAGCAAGCTGCGCGTCAGCTTCCAGGGCACGGAATACGACGTGTCCGTCATCCCCGGCGTCATGGTCGGCGAGCAGGTGATGGTGACGCGCAATCCCTGGCAGAGCGATGCCGCTCAGGTAGTGAGTGTCGGCGAGGACGGTTACGAAATTTTCCATGTCATCCCGGCCGTTCAGGCGGATGAAAACGGTTTCGCCATTGGCAGCCCTTTCATCGGGGAAGCTTTCCAACAGCACGCGGAGACGCCTGCACGGAAAGCCCGCAAGGAAGCGGCAAGGCTGGCCATGGGCGTCGAGACCGAGACCGAAGAACAGGCGGCGCGCAAGGCCAAGGCCATCCCCTTCGGCGGCAAGCTAAAACCCTTCCAGCACATCGAAGACGCCCAGTTGCCGGCGTTCCTGCCGCGCAAGGGCAGCGAGCTGCAGCTCAACGTGACGGTGGCCACCGTCGAGCTCAAGCCCATGAGTCACGCTGCGGCCGCCAAAGCCCTGCGCGCACGCATGGGCGCCGACTGGACCGCTGAGTCGCTGTCCTGGCTCAAGTCCAACTACCCCGATGGCGTACTCGAGGAGCAGCTCGACACCATCGTCCAGCAGCTGCAGGCCCCGGCCCGTCCCGGTCTGCGCATCGTGGGAGGGACTCACTGATGCAGCACCTGAAGGAAGTACTCAGCACCGTCAAAAAGGCTCAACGCGACTTGGCCCGCGCCGTGGAGGTTTCCCCGGCGACCATCGCGCAAATCATCAACCACGGCCAATGGCCGAAGTCCATCGACAAGGCGTGCCTGTTCGGGCGTATCGCGGACTTCCTTTACGAGAACGGCGCGAACGATGGCGACATCGCCGCGCTGGAAGAAGAGATGGAGCCCCGGCGCACCAACGCCGAGGCCCCTGCAACCCCCGAAAACGATCAGAAAACCGAGGAGTGCGAGCCCATGCTAATGCCTAAACAGCCCCTTCTGCCAGCCACCAAGCAGGCCTTCGAGCTGTACATCGACCCCTTCGACGAGTTGCGCGCGGCCGAAGACATGTACGTCACCCAGGACATGCGCTACATCCGCGAGGCCATGTACGTCACCGCGCGCCACGATGGTTTCCTCGCTGTGATTGGTGAATCGGGCGCAGGGAAGTCGGGGCTGCGTAAGGACCTGGAGCAACGCCTGGCGCGAGAAGGGTCGCCGATCATCGTCATCAAACCGCACGTGCTGGGCTCCGAAGACAGCGACGTCAAGGGCAAGCCCATGAAGTCCCTGCATATCGCCGAGGCGATCATGACGGCGATCGCACCGCTGGAAACGCCGAAGTCCAGCCCGCAGGCTCGCTTTACCCAGGTTGAAGCGGCACTGAAAGCCAGCAACTCCGCGGGTCAGCGCCACTTGCTGATCATCGAAGAGGCCCACAGCCTTTCGACCCCGCTGCTCAAGCACCTGAAGCGGTACCGCGAGCTGGAGGACGGCTTCAACAAGCTCATTTCCATCATCCTGATCGCCCAGCCCGAGCTGGCGGTGAAGCTGTCGCCCCGCAATGCCGAGGTGCGCGAGGTCACCCAGCGCATCGAGATCACCTGGCTGCACCCGCTACCGGTCAACCAAGTAGAAGCGCACCTGGTGCACCGCCTGGGCCGAGCAAACAAGAAGCTCGGCGATGTTATGGAAGACGGTGCCGTCCAGGCACTGATCGAGCGCCTGAGCACCAGCGGCAAGGACAAGACAAGCCAGCTGTACCCGCTGGCCATCGCCAACCTGGTCCGTGCAGCCATGAACCTTGCCGTGCAGATCGGTGAGGAGCGCGTGACCGCGGACGTAGTTCGGGAGGTGGTGTGACATGGGAACCATCCATCAAATCCAGCTCCCGCCGGTGCAGCCTCCGGCCATGGTCCACCTCACTGATGCTTTCGCCAAGGAACTGGCCGCATTCAACGCCATGACCCGCGCGCTCCACGCCGCTGACATTGAGATCGTGGCCCTGGTGCAGCCCGACAACCGCATCTTCATCCGCACCGAAGACTCCGACCTGGTCAAGAGCAACTTCCTGTCGGAGATCCGAGGCATGCGTTACCGCACCGAGGGTAAGTACACCCACAACGTCGTCACCATCCGGGGCGTCGATGTGGCCTGGCTGACCCCGGTGAAGGAGCAGGACCAATGAGCGGAGTCATCACGCACGCCTACACCCCAATGATGAACGTCGACGCCATGAGCGAGCAGGACTGCCGTCAGGCACTGAAGGAACTCCTGCAGGACGGCTTCGCGAAGGATCAGCAGCTCATCGAGCTGAAGGTTGGCTGCCAAAAGCTGGACGGCATGCTGGTCAAGCTCCTGGACCTGTTCATCTCCGAACGCTACTCGAAGCTCCACGCCGAAATGAAGCCGATGGCCGAGTACCTGCAGGAACAACGCGCGGCCCAGGCCGCAAGGAAGGTGCACTGATGAGCAACGTGCCTGTTTCCGCTCGTGACCTTTCTATCCGTCTCGGGACCGTGGCCAGGGGGCTGGAGGTCGATCCGGCAGAGGTTGACCTGGCCGTCATGATCAACGGCTTGCGCTTTCCCCTGACGCGCGAGTCCTTTCAGGTGGATGACTACGGCACGCTGGAGATCAGCCTCGACGAGTGTGATTCCGACATCCCCGGCGTCAAGCAGCTGCAGGCGCTCGTTATTGAGCGCCTGCGTCAGATCCGCGACGAGGGCTTCAGCGAGAAGCACGACGACCAGCATGTCCAGGGCGAGCTGGCGATCGCAGCCGCCTGCTACGCAGAAGAAGCCTTCTGCCAGCTGCGAGAGCCTGACCGCCTGCCGGAGATCAGCCAGATCGTGCCCGCGCACTGGCCCTGGGAGCCCAACTGGTGGAAGCCCAGCCTCGACGCGCGCAAGAACCTAGTGAAGGCCGGCGCGCTCACTCTGGCGGCGATCGGTGTGATCGACCGCGCCATCGAACGTGAACTACTGGAGCCGACCCATGACTGAAGCAAAACACATCCCGATTCCCGAAGGCTGGGTGCGCAATGCCGTCGGCAACCTGGTGCATGAAACTGAAATCCGTGAGCAGGACAAGCTGCGGGATCGCGTGGTGACCGACATTGCCGCCGAAGCTATCCGCCTGCATGAAGCCCTGAAAGCTCTGAAGCAGAAGGCCCTGGCCGACATTGAGGACTTGGTCAGCATCGCTGGCGAGAAGTACGACATGAAGCTTGGCGGGCCCAAGGGCAACGTCAGCCTGCTGTCGTTCGATGGCCAGCTGAAGGTCATGCGAGTCCATGCCGATCGCGTCACCTACACCGAGGAGATGGAAGTGGCGAAGGCGAAGGTCTTCGAATGCATCCGCTCCTGGGGCGAGGAGTCCAACAAGCATCTGCTGACTTTGGCCACCAACGCCTTCCGCCTGAATCGCCAGGGTGAGATCAGCATCTCCCGCGTCGCCGAGATGATGCGGGCCGAGATCGATGACCCGGAGTGGAAGAAGGCCATGGAGGCGGTCAAGGACAGCCTGATCGTCAGCGGCTCTGCGGTGTACATCCGCGTCCAGAAACGCCAGGGCAATGGCCAGTACGAAACCATCAATCTCGACATCGCGGGGGTGTGACATGACCGAAGAAACCACTATCAGCGTCGACGCAGTTATGGAGCAAGCCCAAGTCTTCGCCAGCGCTTGGGCCCTTGTCGATGGTCCGTTCGACAGCGGCAACGCGCTGGAAAATGCGGAAGAAGCCAAGGCAGAACTGCGCGAGATGCTTGAGGACTTCTTCTCTAACGCCGAGCTGAAGCGCGTTGCTGAACTCCTCATCACCTGGCACCAGAACAAGATGGGGAACATCGAGCAGGTGCTTGGCATGCCCAAGGACGCCGAGATCCGCCTTGGCGAAGACAATCCCATCATCCTGACTGGCGAAAAGCTGAAGGGTTTCCGCGTCGGGCTGATGATTGCCCAGGAGTGGTTCGGCTCATTCCCTCTCCAGATCACTCGCAACGAGCAGGCAGAGGAGGTGTGAGATGGCCAAAGCCAATCCGTTTATTCCTCCAGGCAAAGACTATGGCGCGGTAGACACTGAAAGCCGTCTGCGCGCCCTGGAGGAATTCAACCTGGAACAGTGTCACGCAGCCCTGGAAGTGCTTGGCTTGCAGGCGACGGTCGAGAAGAAGCTGCGCATCCGCATTCGCGCCCTAGAGAAGCTCGCAAGCACCAGCGTATGTGCTGACTCCGCGGAATCCTCGTTGGCGCCGGTGCTGGAGCGGCCTGAGGTCATTGGTTATGCATGTCTGGACGACATCCAATGGGGCGGTGATATCACCCTTCGCCCGGAAAAAAGCGAGCACTACTCGGTACCGTTTGTGCCGGCCACCCAGGCTGGGCATGTGTCGGAACCCTGCAATCACGTCTTCACCGATGACGGCATGTTCACCGTGCATTGCTCGAAGTGCGACCTGGAGATCAAAGCCGAGCCTTCCGATGAGGTCATGGATCATGCCCGGCAACTGGCCTCTCAAGCTGGCGGTGTGGACGACGGCAGCTACCTGCTGACTGGAGACGACTTAGATCAGATTGTCTCGGAAGCCTGTGCCATGGCAGTGATTGAGTACGCCGCCACGCCTCAGCCGGCGAAGGGGGAGTGATCATGGAGCGCTATCACAAGACAGCTGGCGACCCGCCCCGGCGCGACATCGACGCGAAACGCCAGGAGGCGGAAAAGCTTTGCTCCCTGGTCGAACAGTTCCTGGCCGACGGCGGGAAGATCGAGGAGGTCGGCTTCAAGATGCGCGACAAGCCGCCAACCGGAATCGTCATCAACCCAATGACCACGCCCGTTTACAACGGCGCTCTGGCTGCGGAGCGGGCGGTCAAAGCAAAGCCTTACACCCCGCGTGTCGTTGAAGCTGTGGTGATAGTCGCCACGCCACCGCAACAGGTGGAACCGGCCCCCAATCCGCAACCCGTCGCACCGAGCCTGGATAGAACAGAATGGCTTGTCGGGATGATCAAGGCCCATGCCGTAGTCGCCGAGCAGATCTCGAAGCTGGCGCACCAGTCTGGCATCAGTGATACAGAGCTTCGACGGCTTGCCCGTCGTCATGGTGTGGGGGTGATGTTCTATGGCGCTCGCTAAGGGACTCCTCAGCAAGATCCACATCGCCCGCCAGCAGCTCGGCCTGGCCGAGGACGTGTACCGCCAGAAGCTCCAGGGCATGTTCGGCAAGTCCTCCTCGAAGGACCTGAGCCCGCGCCAGGCCGAAAAGCTCCTGGAGGAGTTCAAGCGCCTGGGCTGGAAACCTCAGCCCAGCAAGCGCAGCGCCGGGAAGCCGCACAACTTCAGCAAGCTCCCGGCCGAGATCGAGGTCATCGAGGCCCAATTGACCGAAATGCGGCTTCCCTGGAGCTACGCGGACAAGATCGCCAAGCAGATGTTCGGCGTAGCCAAGGTCGCCTGGCTGGCCAAAAAGCCGGACCAGGTGAAGGCAGTCCTGGCAGCGCTGCACGTCGAGCAGGAGAAACGGCACCTGCTGGCCGAAGTGGATCGCCTCTGCCAACGCCTCGGCATCGAGCATCCAGAACAGGCTGCTGGATTGGATCACCTACCGAAGGGCTGGCAGCGCCAGCGTCCAATTCTCAAGGCCCTGGTGGATGCGCTGAGCGCCGCGGTTGAAGCCAAGTGAAGGGGGACGTATGAAGCAAGGATCCATACTGGCAGAGACGCGCCATGAGCTGCTCGACGACATTGCAGCCCATACGGCAACGGTTCTGACGGAACATGGTATCGAGGCGTCCCTGGCTGAGCAGGCCGGTAGCGCCGTTGCTGACCATCTAGCGAACCAGTGGCGCGGCGCGACGCTGTACATCCCGTCCGACTACCACCACCGTCTCACCAAGCGCGACCTGCAGATCCTCGCGGAATTCAACGGGCGCAACCACCACGCCCTGGCTCGCAAGTACGATCTGACTCCAAGCTCTATATATAAGCTGCTGAAGAGGATCCAGGATCGGAAGTATGATCGGGACCAAGGTAAACTGGACTTCGATCGGCCGGCGACCTAG